ACTATTACCGGCACGTGCAACTCCTTTGCCATTAGTTTTAGGTTGCGTGTTATATGGCTTACCCTTGCATTGGCATCGGCATAGCTTCCCATTTCGGGTGCGCTGATTAGTTGGATATAATCAATAACAATCAAACCAAGCCCGTATTCGCTTTTAATCTTTGCAGCCTTATTCCATATCCCCAATACAGTAGTTTGTGCGCTGTCATCAATGTAAAGGGGCAAATTTTCAATTCTACCCAGTGCTACGTTTATGCTCTGCCTTTCGGCTTCGGTTGTTTTTGCTTTTTGAACTTTGCTAAATTCTATGTTGGCTTCATCAGCTACTAACCTCTGCATAAGTTCTACACTACTCATCTCAAGACTAAAGAAAGCTGTTGGTTGGTTGTTCTTTGCGGCTTCTTTTGCATTGTTAAGTGCCAGGACTGACTTACCCATACTCGGTCTCGCAGCAATTATAATCAAGTTTCCTTTCTGCCAACCGTTAGTATGTTGGTCTAATGCGCTGATATTAACCGATACACCTAAGTTTTTACCGCTTGCCATTTCCTCAAATGCCTTAGCTTCCTCACCTATTAAATCCTTAAACGTCTTTAGGTTATCTTTTGCCGATACTAAGGAAACCGATATGCTCTTAACCTTACCCTCTGCTTCATCAATAGCATCAAAGCAGTCTTTATTATCATCATAACCAACCTTTGCCATATCATACCCAACCTCTATTAGTTTTCTTTGCAGGGCTTTTTGCCTTAGTATAGCAGCGTGGCTTTGTATGTTACCCGTTCCACCTACCCGGTTAGTTAGTTGGGCTATGTAAATTACCCCACCTACAAATTCAAGTTTCTTGTTAGCCCTTAGCTTGTTGGTTACAGTAACAATATCGTAAGGCTGTTGGCTTTGGTAGAGGTCTAAGATAGCGTTATAAATTTCTATGTGAGGTGCATAATAAAACGTATTCGCATCAAGAAACTGTTCTGCCTTAGCCATTGTCCCCGCTTCTAACATTATGCTGCCTAATACAACCTTTTCGAGTTCTATATCAGCAGGGGGTACGTTCCCATCAAAATCGGCAAAGCTTATGTATTTAGTGTTTTTCATTAGTCTAAAAATTTAACGGGTACGTGAGTTGAAACTACATCTTTATCAATAACCCACCTACGGGCAGCAGCTTGCCAGTTCTTCATTGGTGTTTTACCTACTAACCAACCTTTGCTTTCATAGTAATCCACAAAGCTATTAGCTTCGGCTTGTACTTTTATTTTGTCGGGGGTTAAGTTTTTATCAATAAGATGTTTAAAAATGTAATTACCAACCTCGTTCCAAGTAGGCTTTGTAAAAGCCGCCACCTTTTCTTTATTACTTTCTTTATTCTCTTTACTTATCTTCTCTTTACTTATATGCATACCATTCGCATTGCGTTCGCTATGCGTTTGCATTGCGTTCGCATCGGTTTTATTCCACCTCTTATCTGCGCTTTCCCTTGCTGTTATTGACTTTCTTAGTCTTTTCTCTCTTACTATTTCTAACCTTTCATTTTGTAGCGTTCCGTTGGAATTTTCAAAAAACTTTTCACTCAACATATCGGTGTGCCAACATTGGTTAAATTTTCTTTCAGAAACTAAAGAAATACGAGCCAATTTTTTAAGGTCGTTAGGCAATCCCTCTGGCATATTCCAAAGTTTTGCAAGCAACCTAATGTATATTCCAACTGTTTCAGGTAGCATATCAGCAGTACCCGAATAAAACTTATCAGCGTAAAAGAGAAACGCCTGACTATCGTCCATTTCTTTAGCCATATCTAAAAAATATAAGCCCCTAACAAACAGATACAGTCAGTTGCAACGGGCATCACCTCCCTCTGACCGTACCCTGTTAGGGGTATATTGTTAATAGATAATTGATTTTTCATTGGTGATGTAAAGAATGTGTTGCGGGTGCAATATACTAATTAATCTGTTACTTACAAACTATTTTTAAAATAATTTAGGGTGGCTTTGTATGTGGTTTTCTACCCTCTGTTTTGCAGCGTTAAAGTAGTCGGTGTCAAGTTCAAAGCCAGTAAGGTTAAAGCCGTACTCATAACAGGCTATTGCTATACTACCCGACCCTAAGTGGGTATCAAGTATCTTATCACCCTCTTTGGCGTATTTATCAATCAACCATTTGTAAAGGGCAACGGGTTTTTGAGTAGGGTGGATGCGGTTAGAGTTATCCGTTTGTATTGGTTTGCGGAAAATCTTTGCTACCTTATCAAAAGAGGTCCAGGCAAACTCACACATTGCAAAGCTTAAATCTTCTGGTATCATTTTATCCCAAATAATAAACCCTCTATTTGGTGGCATATTAAAATAGTTTGCGCCCCATATAATTTGATTATTACTTACCCTTTCTAACTCTTTAAAATAAAGTTCGCTTGGTATTTCGGCATCCCACTCTTTAGCATTGTGTTTTTTACCCATACCCTTACGCCTTCCCATATTCATATTTACATCAATCCCATACGGGGGGTCGCAAATAGCCAAGTCAAAAGCATTATCAGGCATTTCTTTCATTGCCTCTAAGCAATCTCGGTTGTAGATATTTATTCCGTAGTTTTCTAACATTCGTAATGTTCAATTTTAAAGTTAATAAACTCGTTACCTTTTTTAGTGTGTACTTTGGTGGCTACTATCTTGTAAATCTCCTTGTCGTTAAACCCGTACTTCTTTTGGAGTATATCCTCAAAGAGTTTAATCGGGTTGCTTAGGTCAGCTAATGGGCTGCTAAAACCAAACTCTAAAGTGAGAATGAAAGGCGGCTCTGGTAACTTCAACTTTGGCAACATTAACATTACCGCCCGTTCATAACTCAAATAGTCTTTAGTCTTGTATTTTCTTCCACAGTAAGCTTTGTTAACAGATAGGGGTGTTATCTCTATTCTTATCATATCTTTTTCTTCTATCGCCATTTGCAGGCATAAAAATAATATCCTCTATCCACCCTGCTTTAATTCTTGATTGTATTACATTAAAAGAAAGACCTGTTATTTCACTCCATTCGGCTATACATTTAGTTTCACCTTTATAAGTAAATGTAGCATTGTTTCTTTTATTCCTTTGTTGCTCTTTCCTTGTTGCCCACCTACAATTACTTGGCTCATAATTACCGTTCACATCTATTCGGTCAAGAGAATGTTCAGGGCTTGGTTTGTTTCCCATATCTAATAAAAAGTTTTCAAAACTATCTTTCCAACTTTCACATACTGAAATACCCCTTTCTCCATAATGTTTATAAGCCTTATTGTTTGGATTGTAACAACGTTTTTTAATTGATACCCAAGAATAGTATTCAGTAGTTAGCGTTTTACCGTGCTTAGTATTATTTTTCTTTGCTCTTTCACCAGCAATTTTTCTTGAATAGCAACCGCAACTTTTTATACTTCCGTTTAATATTCCACACAATTGCGGTTGCCATATTTTACCACAGTCGCACAATCCAACAATAGTCCTATGCTTATGCCCTCCCGATGTATAGTGCGGCTCTCCTTCTTTTAAAATAAGGATATAGTTAATCTTTGTGTTAACTAATTTTGTTATATCTATTGGTTTTCCCATATTGTAAATATACAAAACCTTTCCAAGCAATGTTTATACTTTGTAGATATAGTTATTAACACCTTGCCACGCCTGGTTAACGCTTAGTGGCTTAATTGGTAGGCTATACACTATCTAATAGTTAAATTTAATTAACCCCCAAAGCAATGAAAACTCCTTTACCTTTACATCTAACTTTACCTTTGGTTTATGCAGTTCTGTGTTTTTGTAAACTGTTTTGTAGCTTGGTACACTCTTAGCGTATTTCCTTGTATATACCCTTACTGCATTAACATCTTCAAATGTATATTCGGTTTTCATTGCTCTATAATTGGCTCTGCCAACACGCTTAAATAGACCCGCCCTAACACACAGGTAGAAATAATTATTACCTTGTGAATGGTGGTTAGCTATCTTAATAGCGGGTTGTTCTTTTAGTTCACCATTATTGCGTTTAATGGCTAATGCAAATTGATTGATACAATCTACTGCTTGTTGTTCTTTTGATTTCATTTTATAGTTGTTTAATTGTTTAGTACATCAATTAGTTTTGCTGTTAACTCTAACTTCAACTCTACCGCCTTATTAATAGCCTCTTGGCACTCTATTACATCTTCCTCTATTCGTGGCACGTCAATAGTCCGTAAGCCCTTTTTAGGGTGGTAAACCAATACCTTAGCAGCACTACAATCCAATACAAGCATATTCATTACGCATTGCCAGTAAACATCGGGGCGGTCTTTCTTTAGGTTATCAGTAACAACCAACTCTACATACTTGTTAGGTGTGAATGGGCATTTAACTTCTAAGTAAATCTTTTCAAAGTCCTTTAGTTCTACCCCATCAGGGCTTACCCCTGCATTCTCACCAAGCGGTACAAATACTTTAGAGCCATAAATAACTTGCCCTACGTCAGGCAAAGCACCATAATCCTGCATAGCTGTAAACTCGTTAACGCTACCCGCTATCATTGCCGGGCTTTGGTAGTTA